AGAACTTTCAGATATTAACAAGATGTTAGTTTATGAACAACAGTCAAGGGTTATAGATAAATTAGATAGAGAAGAAGCAATAGTATTCGCAAAAGCATATTTTAAACTTTATCTTAAACAACAGGAAGTTGTAGCAAGCTTAGCAAAATTGACTCTCTGAATAAATATTAATAAAGATTCAAGTAGATGAAAACTTTTAAGCAATTTATAGCAGAAGCAAGAACCGCTGAAAGTGATAGGGAATTCTATAATAGAATTTATAGACAAGCAAAAGCAGCAGGTGATCGGTTTCCAGGATTGACCGCTGCTCAAGCTGGATTAGAGAGTGGTTTTGGAACGGCATTAAGTGGAAAAAATAATCCATTCGGCCAAAAAGCATCCGCTGGCCAAAAAGGAACAGTAAAGGCAACACAAGAAGTTGGTGCAGGTGGTAGATATAACACAGCAGCAAGATTTCAAGATTTTGATAGTGAGGAGGAAGCAACAAGAAATAGAGTAAAACGATGGTCTTATAAGTACGGTGATGCAAAAGATTTGGAAACAGCAGCAAGAAACCTGCAACTTCCAACAGGATCTAGAATTCCTGGAAGCGATCAAGTAAGTCACGGTGTTTATGCCACTGATCCTACTTACGCATCAAGAATTGCTCAAATTGCTAGAGATTACGGAGATCCTGATGCAGATTCTGATTCTAAACCATCCGATTCTAAACCAACAGAAACACCCAAACCCATCGTAAAACAAACCATTCAAGATAAGGCCGGAAAAGGTGGATCCGTGAGCACAAATACTGCCTATAAAACTAAACTTGGTGGTGTAAAGGCAACATCAACTCGTGGTGAAACTGGAACTCAAGTTATTCGTGCCAATCTGGGAGCTGTTAAAACACCAGTCAAAGATCAAAAGGTTGCTGGAACTCTTGGTGGTCAAAAAGGAACAATAGAAATAAAAGGCGGCCAAAAAACGTTCATTGCCACAAAACCAACGCCAAAACCAAAATAAATTATAGTTTTTTATTATGAGTGATCAGGTCTATCTTGGTAATCCGTTACTTAAAAAGGCTAATGTAGCCGTAGAATTTACAGAAAAACAAGTCCTTGAATTTATTAAGTGTAAGGACGATCCTGTTTATTTTGCTCGTAATTATATCAAGATTGTTTCTCTTGATTATGGTGAAGTTGCATTTGACATGTATGCGTTTCAAGAAAAATTAATTACAAGATTTCATCAAAATAGATTTAATATTTGTAGAATGCCTCGTCAGACAGGTAAATCTACTACTTGTGTTTCTTATCTGTTACATTATGCAGTGTTTAATGATAATGTTAATATAGCTATTCTAGCCAACAAAGCATCCACTGCACAAGACCTACTCAGTAGGTTACAGTTTGCATACGAAAAACTGCCAAAGTGGATGCAACAGGGTATTGTATCATGGAACAAAAGATCATTGGAGTTGGAGAATGGATCTAAAATTATCGCCGCATCTACGTCTGCATCTGCTGTCCGAGGCGGATCGTATAATATCATATTTCTTGACGAATTCGCTTTCATCCCAAATCACATTGCTGATCAATTCTTTGCCTCTGTTTATCCTACTATCTCGTCTGGACAAAGTACAAAAGTCCTAATTGTTTCTACTCCAAAGGGAATGAACCATTTCTACCGCATGTGGCATGACGCCGAACGCGGTAAGAATGAATATGTGCCGACAGATGTGCATTGGTCTGAAGTCCCCGGAAGAGACGATAAGTGGAAGGCTCAGACGATTGCAAACACATCAGAACAACAATTTAAAGTTGAGTTTGAATGTGAGTTCTTAGGTTCAGTTGATACTTTAGTATCAGCTGCTAAACTGAGATCCTTAGTTTATGAAGATCCAATTAAATCAAATGCTGGATTAGATGTTTACGAAGAACCCCAAAAAGATCACAATTATATCGTTACTGTTGATGTTGCTCGTGGAGTAGAAAAAGATTATTCAGCATTTACAGTTTGTGATACAACCACATTTCCATATCGGTTAGTAGCAAAATATAGGAGTAATGAAATAAAGCCTATGTTATTCCCAAGTATCATCAAAGATCTTGCGGTTGCATATAATAAGGCATATATTCTAGTAGAAGTTAATGATATTGGAGAACAGGTAGGACAGATACTTCATATGGATTTGGAGTATGATAATGTTCTTATGTGTACGATGAGAGGTCGTGCAGGTCAACTAGTTGGACAAGGATTTTCTGGGAAAAAATCTCAGATGGGTGTTAAGATGTCTAAGAATGTCAAAAAGATTGGATGTATGAATCTTAAGACACTTATTGAGGGAGATAAATTAGACATCAAAGACTACGATACTATTAGTGAACTGACTACATTCATCCAAAAATCAAACTCATTTGAAGCTGAAGATGGTTGTAATGATGATCTTGCAATGTGTCTAGTAATTTTTGCATGGTTAATTGCACAACCATACTTCAAAGAAATGACAGATAATGATGTTCGTAAGAGATTATATGAGGAACAAAGAAACCAAATTGAACAAGACATGGCTCCTTTTGGATTTATATCCGATGGATTAGATGGAGGAGAAAGTTTTGTAGATGAACATGGAGATCGTTGGCATATTGATGAGTATGGTGATCGTTCATATATGTGGGATTATCGATAATGGACTTTGATGATCAGTTTGAATTAGAACATTTATTTCTTACTGAAAGAAAGTGTAGAACTTGTGGACAAATCAAAGATTTATTAGATGGATTTTATTTAACTCGTAAAGGAAGAGGAGACATAGCTTCTGCATATTCATATGAATGTAAAATATGCACTATAGAAAGAATTAAAAGAAGTAGAACCAAAAGTAATTTAAGTAATGACTGGATTTATCCAGACTGGTAATTACTTAACCAAAGAGTTAGACCACATATCAATAACATTTTTAGATGTTGTTATTAGTGATGGATTTAATTCTTTAGTTAAAGAGGGTTCAACCGATGACTTAACATATTCTAGTATTAATTCTGGGGTTGTCTCTTGATATGGATCTGTTTCGGGATTATTTCTCAACCCCAATTCAACAAATAATTTTTCTACTTGACCATCTTCAACTATCATAGCATATCTCCAAGAATGATTTCCCATTCCAATATTATTCTTTTTTATAAGCATTCCCATCTGTCTTGTAAAATATCCATTTCCATCTGACAACATTTTAGTTTTTATAATACCTAAACTTTTTGCCCAAGCATTCATAACAAATACATCATTTACTGAAATACAATAAACTTCATCAATTTCATTGGATATAAATTGATCGTATTTTTTTTCAAATCTTAAAAGTTGCTGTTTAGATAGATTTGAAGCAAAAGCTCCAGGTATAGAAAATATTAGAATGCGTTTATTGTAAAATAAATCCTCTGTAGATTTTATTATAAATGTTTTGTTTTCATAAAAGGTAAAATCTTCTTGAGGAATATCATACCCTTCTGGAACTAAGTAAGTAATTTTTTTAGCATCATCTTTGATTAAATTTACAATTTCTTGCCAATCGTGACCTTGAACTTTGCACCAATTTTTTGCGAGATTTTCTTCTTCATCAGTTAGATTAAAAAAAGCTTCTCTAATTATTTTTTGAGCGGCTGGAAAATCTTTCCACTTCCAAGCTCTTGCAAAATCGTTTTCCGTAAATGGTCTAGTATAATGTGGCATATATTAATACCCTTTAATACTTTAATTATAACACAAAATCTTTTTTATATACTATGTTCACGGGCGGTTTCCCCATTGTAAAGTAAGCAAATAATAAATATTTGTAGTTTAAATGAACTTCTTTAGAGGAAAGAAAATGTCGCTAAACTTAGTATCACCAGGAATAAGAGTTAGAGAAGTTGATCTTACTGTGGGGAGGATTGATGCAGTAAATGAACAAGTTGGTGCATTTGCTGGTCCTTTTGTTAGAGGCCCCATTGAAACGCCAGTTCTCGTAGAAACCGAACAAGATTTACTAAACACTTTTGGAAAGCCATCCGAAAATAGTAACCAGTATGAATACTGGTTAACAGCATCTTCATATCTTTCTTATGGTGGAGTTTTAAGAGTAGTTAGAGCTAACTCAGCAAGTTTAGTCAATGCACATTATCCAGTTTCTACTCCTGTATCATTAAAAATTACTTCTACGGAAGATTTTAATAATAATCACCAATCCGATACAGATTGGATATATGCTGCTAAGGATCCCGGATCTTGGGCAAATGGGATCAAAGTTTGTGTTATTGATAATTTTGCAGACCAAAGAGTTTCTATCGGCACCTTTGGGCTTCAGGTTGGATATGCACTGACTGCTGGAATTTCAACTTCATTTGTAACCACTGCAGGTAATGTGGAAACATTTAATGGATTTGTTAAAGCAATAGTCACAAAGGTAAATGTAGGTAATGTAGATGTAAAGATTTTAAGTAAATTTGATAATTCTACGCAGACATATTCTTCTGTTTCTTATAGTGAAAACGGATTAAATAGAATTCCAGATGGAACTAAAGGCACTTATTGGCAAGCCTTTAACAGTGTTGGAACCGCAACTTCTTTAGAAAAGTTTAGACTATCTAATAATGCTACTGTCGGAGTGGGTTCAACTGTTATTGTAGTTCCCGCTTCAATAGATTTATCCACTATTGCCGCAAACGATTTAATTCAAAATTTAAATGGATCTTTCTCTGCAAGAGTTGTTGGAGTATCAACGGGACAAATTATAGTTAATACTGCTTCTGGTGTTTCATTAGCATCAACTACGCTTGTTGTAACTTATACTAAAAATGCTCTAGATGGCACTCTCGATAAAGGCGAAGGACTATTATCAAACTCAACAAATACTGTTGTTGATTGGTATAATCAACAAACTTTAGGACTATCAAATTCTACCGTTTATTGGAAGTCTATTGCTCCAAAACCATCAACATCACAATATGCCTTTGAAAGAAATGGGTCAAACGATGAAATTCATGTTGCCGTTGTTGACGATAGTGGTTCTGTAACTGGAATTGCAGGAAATATTTTAGAAAAATTTACAAATCTATCTAAGGCAACTGATGCAAGAGTATCACCTTCAGAAAATATATATTACAAAAATTATGTATCAAATAATTCTACATTTATTTTTGCAGGAAGTTCCGGAGCTGTTACTGGAGTAAACTTCACTACTTTAGCCGGACTAACACAATCTTCTGGAGGAACTATTGCATGGGGACAAGAAGCTGTTTCAGTTAATTTTGGATGTATCGGTTCCCAAAGTTTCGAATTAAACGATGGATTTGATTATTCATCAGGAACTGGTGGAATGGATGTATCTCTCTCGGATATATTGAATGCGTATGAAGTCTTTAGAAATCCAACAGAAATTGATATCAATTTTATCATGTCTGGTCCCAGCGGCGGAGCAACAATTTTTGAGTCTCAAGCAAAAGCCAACAGATTAATATCTATTGCTGAAGAAAGAAAAGATTGTGTGGTTACTGTTTCTCCTCATAGAGCAGGAGTAGTTAATGTAACTAATACTGATTCTCAAACAACAAATATTATTAATTTCTATGATTCGGTTTCCTCTAGTTCTTATGCTGTTTTTGACAGTGGATATAAGTATGTTTTTGATAGATTCAACAATCAATTTAGATATGTCCCATTGAATGGAGATATTGCCGGATTAATGGCAAGAACATCAATTAATAATTATGCATGGTTCTCTCCAGCTGGATCCTCTAGAGGTGTTATTAATAATGCTGTTAAGTTAGCATATAATCCATCTCAAGCGCAAAGGGATCTTCTTTATCCTAAGAGAATTAATCCTGTTGTATTTTCTCCTGGAGCTGGAATCATCCTATTTGGTGACAAAACTGCATTATCATATGCTTCCGCATTTGATAGAATTAATGTTCGTCGTTTATTCTTAACAGTTGAAGCAACAATTGAAAGAGCTGCAAGAGCACAGTTATTTGAATTTAATGATGTAATCACTAGAACAAACTTTGTTAATATTATTGAACCATACCTCCGTGATGTTAAAGCAAAGAGAGGAATCACCGATTTCTTAGTAATTTGTGATGAGTCTAATAACACTCCAGATGTAATTGATGCAAATCAGTTTAAAGCTGATATTTTTATAAAACCAGCAAGATCAATTAATTTCATTGGTCTAACCTTCGTTGCTAATAGAACTGGAATTAGCTTTGAAGAAATTGTTGGAACAGTTTAATTATAAATTAAAACATTAATTCTCGTAGAGGTACAAACAAATGCCATTTTCAAATACCCCAAGTTTTAGTTCTAGAACTCTAGAAGATTTTAAAGCAAGATTAATTGGTGGTGGAGCTAGACCAAATTTATTTGAATGCGAATTAAACTTTCCATCATTTGCAACTTCAGCTCCAGCAACACTACAATCTGCTACAGATCAAACCAGAACTGCAACCGAATTATCGAGATTCATGGTTAAAGCTGCAAATCTGCCTGCATCAACTGTAGGAGTTATTGAAGTTCCTTTTAGAGGAAGAAATTTAAAAATTGCTGGTGACAGAACTTTTGATGTATGGACGATTACAGTCATTAATGATGTAGATTTTACCCTAAGAACTGCTTTTGAGAAGTGGATGAATGCTATTAACAAACATGATGATAATACGGGTTTAATTAATCCAGCACAGTATCAAAGAGATGCATATGTAAAACAATTTGGTAGAGCTTCAACTGCATCAGCAAATTCTAGTGTTACATCACCAACTCAAACTGGACCTGGTGATCAAGTGCCAGTCTTAAAGGCATATAGATTTTATGGTGTATTCCCAACTTCTGTCAGTGCAATTGATTTATCATATGACTCTACTGATTCTATTGAAGAGTTTACAGTAGATCTACAAGTTCAGTGGTGGGATGCTTTAGACTCTCAGGGAACAAGTCAACTAGGCACAGATTCTGAAGTATTGAACCCTCTATAAATAATACAAATAGAGTTAAATATTTGAATAATGCCTAAATTATTTGGTTTTAAAATCCAAGATTCGGAGAACGATGGATCAAAAAAATCCATCGTCTCTCCCGTTCCGGAGAATCAGGAAGATTCTTCGGATTTTTATGTGTCTAGTGGATTTTATGGACAATATGTTGATATTGAAGGAGTCTATAGATCTGAATATGACTTAATTAAAAGATATCGTGAAATGGCAATTCATCCAGAGGTAGATGGAGCCATTGAAGATATCATTA